CCCTTAAACGACTCAAGAAGCCACGAAAATGACTGAGAAGGTCATAGAAGGTCACCAACCGACCCAAGAAGGCTTAAAAGGGCTGCAAACGGTTTTGGGTAGGGACGCAGACCCGCAAATCCCGCTAATCGGCGTACAAACTCCAAGAATCCACACGCCATTGAACGATTTACCTTCACGCGGGCACGAATTAGTTGATTTAGCCACCAGTTTGAAGATCGATCTCATGGAATGGCAGAAATTTGCGCTTATCCACACCCACAAGGTCAAACCCGACGGACGCTGGGCTTCGCCTGTAAATACCATTGTCGTCGCACGTCAAAACGGAAAATCATTTCTTCAGCTGATCCGAATTTTGGGCGGGCTTTTCCTGTGGGACGAAAATCTGCAAATCGGTTCCGCGCACCGCTTGTCAACATCACTTGAGCAGTTTCGGGCAATGGTGCAGATCATTGAAAAGAATGACTCACTAGCCAAACAGGTCAAAAAAATCCGTTGGCAACATGGCGGTGAAGAAATCGAAACCCTTACGGGTAATCGGTTCATTGTGCGTGCAGGTGGTTCAGCTGCCCGTGGTGTTTCCCGTCCTTCGACAATTCACCTGGACGAATTACGCGAAATGAACGACATTGAGTCGTTTGCGTCGCTTCGCTACACCCTTATGGCTGCAAGCAATCCCATGGTCATGGCGTATACGAATGCGGGTGATTCTAGTTCCGTGGTTCTGAACCAGTTCCGCGATCGTGCCCTGGCTTCAATTGCTGGGGTCGAAGATGACATTGGTTATTTTGAATGGTCAGCACCAACCGACGAAATCAGCGTTGAAAACGCACGTCACGCCAATCCGTCAATGGGCACACTCATTCACGCTGACAACATCAAAAGCGTGTTGAACGATCCGCCTGATGTAGTGATGACCGAAGTCTTGTGCCGCTGGGTAGTTGCGATCAATAGCGCGGTCGATTCTGCTTCGTGGGGTAATTGCCTGGACAAATCGGTAGACCTTGACCTGGATAAATTAACCTGGTTGGCGATCGATCTCTCGCCTGATCGTAGGCATGCGAGTTTATGCGGTGCCCAAAAACTTGGTGACGAAAAGTTTGTGGTCAAACTGCTGCATAGTTGGTCAAACGAATTGCAGCTAGATGACAAAGCAATCGCCAACGACTTGGCAGACTATGCCCGCAAGTATCCGACGGAATACGTGCTTTACAGTCGCAAAACCAGCGGTGCGGTTGCTGCACGACTTGCACCTGCTGGAATTCCCGTTTTCGACATGGATAACATTTACCCACAGGCATGCGACGAAATGCTAAGCGCGATCAATAGCGGTCGTCTAAAACACCGTGGACAAAGCCAGTTATCCGAAGAAGTTTTGGCAGCGGTGCAACTGCGTCGTGGTGACGGCGGCTGGGTTATTGGAAGGCGCGCGTCACAGTCGGTCGTTTGCGGCGCGGTGGCAGTCAGTCTTGTTTCCCACTTTGCGACACGCCCAGAGAATGATCTGGACATCATGATTGGTTGAATGTATAAGCCTGCAACAATTAGGTCATGGGTTTATTCGATCTATTTGTGCCAAAGGTTGCGGCTGCCGTTCCAGCTGCGCCTTTGGACGTTGACGCTTCACTTGCACCATACTTCACTGAAAATAATAATTTTTATTTTTACGGCATACAAAGCGCAAACCGTGCTGAAGCAATGTCAGTGCCAACAGTTGCGCGCGCCCTGGGAATCATTCAAACGATTTCGTCATTGCCAATGCACACGCGCAATGAAGCAACAGGCGAAAAGGTAACGCAACCGCGCGTGATCAATCAGCCTGACCCACGAATCCCAGGTTCAACATTTTGGGCGTGGATTATTTCAGATTTATTTTTCCATAATTCTGCTTATGGGTACGTTATGGAACGCTATGCGGATACAGGAAAAATTCGCGCAATGGAACGCGTAGCACCTGAACGCATTTCAATTACGACAAACGCAAATGGAACAGAAATTGATTCTTATGAGATCGACGGCACACCCGTTGACCCTTCAAACCTAGTCGTTTTCCCAAACACGCAGGAAGGTTTGCTTGCACGCGCAGGTCGCACAATTAAGGCGGCTGCCGCACTTGAAAAGGCGTCAATGAATTTTGCCAATGAACCAATACCGCAAATGGTTTTGAAATCAAATGGCACATCACTTCCAGCAGATCGCGTTGCAAAATTGCTTTCATCATGGCGCACTGCCCGCAGCAACAAATCAACCGCATTCTTAAATGCTGACGTAACACTTGAAACAATTGGTTATGACCCAAAGAATTTGCAGCTGAATGAAGCCCGCAATTATGTTGCGCTTGAATTATCACGCGCATGCGGTTTGCCTGCATACTTTACAGATTCGCAACAGTCGAGTTTTACGTATTCAAACGCATTAGATAAGCGACGCGACCTGGTTGATTTTGCGTTTCGTAATTACATGTCAATCATTGAGCAAAGGTTATCTTTTGCAGATTTTACCCCAGCAGGAAATCGCGTGTCGTTTGATTTAGACGATTTCCTACGTGGTAACCCTTACGAACGCGCACAAGTTTATGAAATCTTAAATCGAATCGGCGCAATGTCGATCGAAGAAATACGCGAGGAAGAAGACATGCTGCTATGAAAAAACTGATTACACCCATTGCAATCACGGCTGCTGATTCAAACAGTCGCACAATTACAGGGCGCATTGTCACATTTGAAGAAACTGGTAACGCTTCAATTGGTAAAGTGCAATTTGCAAAGAATTCAATTGAAGCGACCCCGGTGTTGCTCAATCTTGAACACGACCGCACACGTCGAATTGGCAAAACACTTTCAATTCAATCAAGCGACCAGGGCATTGACGCAACATTCAAAATTGCTGAAACAACTGCGGGAAATGACGCACTGGTTGAAGCAGCTGAAGGTTTGCGTGACGGTTTCAGCGTTGAAGTTTATTTTGACGAATACGAAACATTGAAAGACGGAACAGTGCGAATTTTGAAAGGTGAAATGACTGGTGTTGCATTAACGTCAGAACCTGCCATTCGATCAGCGCGCGTTGCAGAAGTAGCAGCGACAGAAGGCGAAACAGAAATTTCAGATTCGACAATCGAACCTGAAGCACAACCAACAGAAGGAGAAGACGAAGTGGAAGACACCGTCAAAGACGCTTCAACCGCCGAAACGGTAGAAGCCGCCCAGTCAGTAACCGCAAACGTAAATGCTGCGGTCGGTGGTTGGACAACTAAGCCACGCTTAGAGTTCACCGCCGCTAAGTACTTAGAAAACACGATCCGCGCTTCATTGGGTGACGAGAATGCTCGTCAGTACGTTGCAGCAGCAGACGACACAACAGACAACGCAGGTTTAGTGCCTACACGTCAGTTGACTGAAGTAATCAACGGATTAGCAAACACGACAAGAAGTGCCGTAGATGCAATCAGCCGTGGGGTCTTGCCTGACGCTGGAATGTCGTTTGAAATTCCAAAGATTACAACAATGCCAACAGTGGCAGAAACTGCCGAAGCAGGCACACCTTCAGAAACTGATCAGGCTTCAAGTTTCCTTTCAGTATCCGTCAAGAAGTACGCAGGACAACAGACATTTTCCGTTGAATTGCTTGACCGTACTTCACCGCTATTTTTCAATGAGTTATTGACAAACATGTCAGCAGCTTACGCAAAAGCGACAGACCTAGCCGTCTACACTGCGCTTGCAAGCGGTGCAACAGCGGACGCAACAACATTGACAACATACCCAACAGCTTCTGAGTTGCTTGGATTTGTTTCACGTGGTGCTGCATCTGTTTACTCAAACACACAAGGTTTTGCGCGCAACATTCTTGCGAACACTTCACAATGGGCAAACCTAATGACATTGAACGATTCAGGTCGTCCAATCTACATGGCTGCACAACCTTCAAACGCGGGTGGTTCAGTTCGTCCAGATTCAATTCGCGGAAACGTTGCTGGACTCGATCTTTACGTCACTGCAAACGTGCCGTCAGCAAATGACACTGACAAAGATGATTCAATGCTGATCATCAACCCAACTGCATACACATGGTATGAATCACCAACGTATCGCCTACGCGCTGACGTTATTGCTTCAGGTCAGGTATCAGTTTCAGTTTACGGATACGGTGCAATTGCAACGAAAATCGGTGCAGGCGCATTCGGTATCAATAAGACCTGATAACTAACCCCCACTAATCATGCGGCGGGTTCTCCCGATCTCGCCGCAGCCGATCGAAAGGAACGGACATGCCAGTCATTGTCACTGCAAGCCAATTGCGCACGGTGCTTGGCGTGTCCGTTTCACTTTATTCAGACAGTTACCTGGACGAAATTATTAATACCGCTGAAGCCGTCATTTTGCCCATGCTGGTTGCAAACACTTCAGCCGTTAACGCGTACAAATTAGAATCAAACACTGCTTATTTTTACACCGCCCGCGAACACCATTTTGTTGCTGGTCAGTCAGTCATTGTTGCTGGTTTGCCTGCGCCATTTACTGCAACACACACCGTTGTTACCGTCACGCCTTATTCATTCACCGCTGCATTGACTTCATCAGATGTCACATTGCGCGACATAATTCCGACAGGTACTGCAACACTTTCAGGCTATTCAGCAGCTGATCTATACGCAAACACCCCAGCAATTGAATCTGCAATTCTTGCGGTTTCAGTTGAAGTATTCCAGTCACGCGTTGCAGCAGGCGGACAGATCGAAGGCGTAGATTTTGCTTCAACGCCGTACCGTATGGGTCGAAGCCTGACCAACCGCGTGTCCACGTTGCTTATGCCTTACCTGGACGTTGAAACGGTCGTTCAATAAGTGCCAGCCAACGCCGTATCCGAAACCCGTGCAGCCCTAGCAAACGCCTTCAGCGCGCTATCTGCCAACGTGTACCCAAGCGTTCCCGAAGCACCAATTCCACCCGCGATCGTGGTCGTACCCGATTCGCCTTACATGGAAGTTGTGTTGATTGGTAAGTCAAAGACACAGGTCAAAATCAATTTTGCAATCACCGCAATCGTTGCTTCAAATAGCAATGCAGGTTCATTAGATAACCTGGAAAAACTCATAATCGGAATTCTTGCGGCAATGCCCGCAGGATACGTCGTGGGCGTTGTTGAAAAGCCAACGGTATTGGAAGTAGGTCAAAGTCCAATGCTGGTTGCTGACATCAATGTTTCGACTTACTACACACAAACTAACTAGGGGACAAAATGCCAACGACAATCATTACGGGTCGCGATTTAGTCGTGACCATTGCTACCGTTAACTACGACGCGCAGGCGACCAGCGCAACACTTGCGAATTCACCAACCGTCGAGACATACCAGACACTTGACGGCAAGGCTTACAAGCACATTGACGACCAGTGGACATTCGACGTGTCAATGCTTGCAGACTGGGGTGCAACTGGTTCATTGTGCGAGGCACTATGGTCAGCTTGCGAATCAGCACCAAACACAACATTGGCAGTTTCATTAACTGCCGTAACTGGTGCAGTTTTTGCGTTCAATGTTATGCCAGTATTTCCGTCAGTCGGCGGGTCAGCACCTGATGCGCAGACCGTTGATCTATCATTCATTGTTGTGGGAACACCTACTGAAACATTCAGCTAGAAACTAACAATCGGGAGAAAAAATGAAACTACCAATAACAATTGAATACAACAACGGCGACCAAATCACCTACACGGCGGCACCGCCTGAATGGGTGAAGTGGGAAAAGCAAACGGGTCACACCATTGCCCAGGCACAGGAAAAGATCGGAATTTCCGATCTTGTATTCCTTGCCTATCACGCCATGAAGCGAGAAGCAGCTGGTAAGCCAGTCAAGCCAATCGAAGCATGGACGGAAACCATTTCCGAAGTGATCGTCGGTGAAGCAAACCCAAAAGCTACCCAGTCGGAAGCCTAAGTCGAATCGTTTGGGAAATAGCCCTGGCAACGGGGCTATCACCAAATGAGTTCGAAAGTGCCGAAGACATTTTGACCGTAATCGAAATTTTGGAAAGGCGCGCAAATGGCAACTGAAGCAATCAGTTATGACAAAGCCGAATTGCGTGCCATTTTGCGATCGTTCAAAGCAATGGACGAAGAAGCAACGCAACAAGCAAAAGAGGTCACCAGCGAATTGGCGGACTATGTTCGCAGCAAAATTATTGCCACATCAAAGCAAGCCAACAACCGCGCGGCAGCAAGAATTGCGGAAGGTTCAAAGGTTTCTAAGTCGTCAAAGATTGGCGAAATTTCATTTGGTTATGCTGGTCAAAGATTAAGCGGTGGCGGCACAACTCAACAGGTTTGGGGCGGTTACGAATTCGGTTCAAATCGTTTTAAGCAATTCCCAGTGTGGTCAGGTCGTGAAGGTCGCGGGTCACGCGGTTGGTTTATCTATCCAACCTTAAGAAGCGTTCAGCCTGACATTGTTAAAAAATGGGAAGAAGCATTTTCAAAAATAGTTAGGAAGTACACATAGTGGCGGGTCTAAGTCGTACTTTAAAACTTTCAATTCTTGGTGATGTTGACGGTCTTAACAAATCGCTGAAATCTGCAACGCAAGATGTTGACACATTTGGCGACAAGATTGGCAAGGCTGGCATAGCAATTGGCAAGGCGTTTGCCGCAGCTGCTGCCGCTGCTGGTGCCGCTGCGATCGCTATTGGCATTGAAGGGGTAAAGGCTGCAATTGCCGACGAAAAGGCGCAGACGCAATTGGCATTGGCGTTGGAAAACGCAACTGGTGCAACCCAGGCGCAGATCAAAGCAACCGAAGATTCAATTCTTCAAATGTCATTGGCAACGGGCGTTGCTGACGACGAATTGCGCCCAGCGTTGGGTCGCCTGGTTAGATCGACGGGCGACATCACAAAGGCACAAGATTTACTATCGACCGCGTTAGACATCAGCGCAGCAACGGGCAAACCAGTCGAAGCGGTGGCGAATTCACTTGCTAAGGCGTACGACGGCAACACCGCCGCCCTGGGTAAATTAGGCGTGGGGTTATCAGCTGCCGAATTGAAAACAATGTCATTCGAGCAGGTACAAGGTCGTTTGACTGAATTGTTTGGTGGCGCAGCAGCGCGTAACGCAGATACCTATGCGGGACAAATTGCACGTGTTCAAGTCGCATTCGACGAAGCGAAGGAAACATTGGGCACGGCGTTGCTTCCAATCCTTGACCAGTTATTGAAATTTATCAATCAAAACGCCTTGCCAGCAATTCAGGCATTTTCAAAAGCCTTCAGCCTTACCGACGGCGAAGGTTTTGGCAAAGTAATTACCGACGTTGGTTCGACATTGAAAAAAACATTCATGCCAATCGTTGAAGGTATCAAGTCGGTTTTTGATAATGTCAAAACCGCCGTCATGAATAGCAAAGACGAATTCAAGGCATTTTGGGAAGTTGTTAAATTCATTGCACCGCTTATTGGTAGCACAATTGGCAAAGCACTTTCAGTCGTAGGCGAAATTGCCGAAGTGGTAATCACGATTATTGCAAAGGTATTAGGCGCGATCAAACCATTGCTGAACACCGCTATTGACGGTATCAACCTGATTATTGACGGTTACAACAAGGTGCAATTTGGCAAAGATATTCCACTCATTAAAAAAATAGGTGCTACATCAGCAACACCAGGGGCAGCAGGTTTTAGCGGCACAATGCCAGGCGGACAAAGCTTTACAACATCAAGCGGGTCAACTGGTTCAAGCGGTGGCGGTGTGGCAAGTGCTGCAAAAATTGCTGCTACAACTAGCGCGGCTGCGTCAAAAGTAGCTGCATCAAATGCTGGTGCAACACGATCAACGGGAACCGCATCAGCAGGTGCAACGATCAATCTCAGCGTTAACGGCGCAATAGACAAAGAAGGCACGGCACGCACGATCGTTGAAACCTTGAACAATTCTTTTTATCGCGGCACAGGTGGCGCGTCAGCGTTAGTTTTGCAGCAATGACACAGTGGTCACCCGTTTGGCTGGTCGAAATTGACGGCGTTGAATACACCGACGCAGTCTTGGCAAACCTGACTATTCGCAGCGGTCGAACGAACATTTATGAACAGGCGCAGGCGGGTTATGTCAATCTTCAATTGTTGGACGTTAATCAAACGGCAATTCCCGTTGACATAAATTCAACAATTAGCGTTTCAGTCAAAGATACGTCAGGAACATTTGTGCCAATCTTCGGTGGCAATGTTGTTGACATTGGGCTGGAAGTTCGCGACATGGGTTCAACCATGTTCACGCAGACTTATTCGATCACCGCGCTGGGCGCATTGGCACGTTTGCCGAAAGTCATTTTTACTGACGCCCTAACGCGTGATTACGACGGCGACCAAATTTTTGAGGTTTTATCAACGGTTTTATTTAATACCTGGGCGCAGGTTGCAGGTTCTGAAACTTGGGCAAGTTATGACCCAACAATCACATGGGCAAATGCTGGAAATAATGGTTTGGGTGAAATTGATCGCCCTGGCAATTATGACCTTGCAGCCCGTGGCGCTGGGCAAGACCCAATTGACGTTTATTCATTGGTTTCAGCATTGGCAACGTCAGGGCTGGGGTATTTGTACGAGGACGCGCAAGGTCGCATTGGCTACGCGGATTCGACCCACCGCACCCAGTACCTAACCGCCAATGGTTACGTCGACCTTGACGCCAACCACGCGCGTGCAGCTGGTTTGCGTATTGAAACCCGCGTGGGCGACGTACGCAACGCAATAACGATCAAATACGGTGCAACCAGCAGCAGCGACGTTAGCGCAAGCAACGCTGAATCAATTGCACTTTATGGCAATCTTGCTCAGGTCATTACAACGACATTGCATGACGCAACTGACGCCAACAATCAGGCAGCGTTTTATTTGTCGCTTCGCGCTAACCCGCAACCGATTTTCAGCGAAATTTCATTTGACCTAACCAACCCTGAAATTGACGATTCTGACCGTGATAACCTGATCAATGTTTTTATGGGTGAATCAATTTCAATCAACAATTTGCCCGCCAACATGGGGTCAATTTTTCAGGGTTTCGTTGAAGGCTGGTCATTCCAAGCCAACTACAATCGGTTATCGATTTCACTGATACTTTCGCCAACTGCCTATTCATTGCAGGCATTGCAATGGGACGAAATTTCTAACACATTTACCTGGTCGGGCGTGTCGCTTACGCTTGACTGGGCGCGTGCAACAATTATCACTTAACAAGGAGACAACATGGCAAACCCGACCAGCAATTATTCGTTCCAAATGCCAACTTCGACGGACTTGGTTACAGACCTGCCCGCTGATTTTGAGGTTTTTGGTCAAGCCGTTGATACACGTTTGAAAGCGTTGCAACCAGGCACAACACTTGGTGATCTTGCTTATTCGTCCGCAACTGCAAACACAAACACACGTTTGCCAATTGGTACAAATGGACAGGTTCTAGCCGTTGTCGCTGGCGTACCAGCCTGGCAAAATGGCACAACAGGCGACATTGAAGGCGTGACCGCTGGCGTTGGTATTTCAGGTGGTGGCACATCAGGAACGGTCACGGTTACAAATTCCATGGCAACGGCAATTGACGCCAAGGGTGATTTAATCGGTGGAACAGGTGCAGACACTTTTAGCCGTTTGGCGGTTGGAACAAATGGTCAAGTGCTAACAGCAGATTCCACAGCTGCAACTGGTTTGGCTTGGGCTTCAGCTGGTGGTATGACTTCTTTAGCAAGTGGCTCTTTATCAGGTGCATCTGTTGTCTTGTCAAGTATCAGCGGAAGTTATACGCACTTACAATTATCAATCAGCAATTTCCAACCAGCTACAAATAACGCAACTTTTTTTATTAGAGTAAATGCCGATACCGGTGCCAATCGTTATTTTGCAGGCGCGGTTGGGTCAGCCTCATACACTTTCAACTCAACCGGTTGGCAGGTAAGTCAAGGTCAGGAAAATACTACAAATAACGGAACTATCATTATTGATTTATTCAATTACACAAAGACTACAGGTTACAAACTTGCCAGCGGCATTGCAATAACTACAAATTCATCTAGCGGTGAAGGTTATCTCAATTCGCTTTTGGCGTATAACCAAGCACCAGCAATAACAAGCTTGACCATGCTTCCTAGTGGTGGCAATTTTACAGGCGGAACATATACATTATGGGGAGTGAAATAATGACAAAGCCAATGATCAAAATCCATGATACAGAAACGAATGAAGTTATTGAAAGAGAGATGACTGCAGAAGAAATTGCAGAATTGAACCCAGGATCGGTCAATGACATTTCCTAACGGTACAAACGCTAGGTTGATCGAAGTCGCAGCAGCCGAAGTCGGCACGATCGAAGAAGGCGACAACCTGACAAAATACGGCAAATTTACAAAGGCTGACGGACTGCCCTGGTGTGGAAGTTTCGTCAATTGGGTTTGCCACACCGCTGGGGTCAAGATTCATTCAGTTGTGGGAACTGCCGTTGGCGCACATAAATTTAAAGAAATCCAACGCTGGTCAACTATGCCCCAGCTTGGCTATTTGGCATTTATGGACTTCCCACACGACGGCGTAGATCGCATTTCACATATTGGAATTGTTGTGGGGTTGATTGACACAAAAACATGCTTGACGATCGAAGGCAACACCAGCGGAACAGGCGATCAACGCAACGGCGGCATGGTCATGGTCAAGGTTCGGTCATACGGTGAAGGCAAAGAAATCGTAGGTTTTGGCATTCCAAAGTTTGTGCCATACAAGGGAGAATTTCCAATCGTTGAAATGCCAAAGTCGGCAGCGAAACCAACAAAGGAGAAAAAATGGAACAAGCAAAAGCCCTAGCAGCTTCCTGGGCGCGTTCATTCATGGCGGCAGCACTTGCCTTATACATGGCGGGCGTGACTGATCCTAAGACCCTTGCAATGGCAGGTGCGGCAGCGGTTGCACCAGTCATTTTGCGCTGGTTAAACCCAAACGACAAAGCCTTCGGTTCTACGGGGAAGTGAACCGCAGATTCGCAGCGGCTGGGTTGGTTTGGGCACTTGCACTAACCCAGTCCGCATGCGGGTACCAAGGTTGGACACGATATGAATGCCAAGAATTCGAAAACTGGGGCGAAGCGCATTGCCAAAAACCGCAATGTCTCCCGACTGGAACATGCACTGACGACCTACTTGGAATTGAATCGCAACAAACCAGCCCGCCGTAAGTCGCCTGAAGAAGTCCACGCCCAGCTGATTTTGATAATTGGTTCAACCCTTGCAGCCGTGTTTTTGGTTGTAACCGTTGGCATTACTTATGCGTTAATTTTCGTTACGCAACCAGTCAGCGCACAAGCACCCAACGACGCAGCTTTTATCGATCTATTGAAAACCTTGGCAATTTTCTTAACTGGTTCGCTTGGCGGCGTACTTGCTGGCAATGGACTTAAATCCAAGCCTAAGCCTGGAGACACGCCGACAAACACGCAAGGTTCTTGACCGCGCGCCAATCATGCTTCACCCTTGCTTCAGGTGGTAGTCCTATCACCTAGAATCGGGAGAATTCAAAAATGGTACTTGATCTATTAGACCCGCAAACGCTAGGTCGTTTGGTGCTGGTAATCATTCTTATGGTGATTTCAGCAGCTGCGGGTTATGCAAAAGGCTTCAAAGAAGGCAAGCGCGAAGGTATGGCACGCCGTAAGGCAATCAGCCGTCATTTCGCAAACAAGGTGGCTGACTAATGGGGTTCTTGGATAACTACGAAGCTTCACGCGAACGCCTGGAACGCTGGTTGGCAACATACCCAACAGGGCGAATTGAAACCCGCATTGTGGAATTCAGTTCAGAAAAGGGTTATGTCCTTGTCGAAGCAAAAGCGTTTCGCAATGACACCGATTTACACCCAGCAGGCATTGACTATGCACACGGCTATGTTGGCGCATACCAGCCAAACATGCGTCGTTGGTACGTAGAAGATACGACGACTAGCGCGATCATGCGCGTTCAGCAATTGGTTATGGGCGGTGCTGAACGCAGTACCAAAGAGATCATGGAACAAGTTGAACGCACACCAGCCAAGATCGCTAATGCCGAAAAGGATTACGATTACTGGACGACGAAACACGGTGATGTTCCAAGTTTCAAAACCGCAGCTGAAGCCGAACAGTCAGGTGTTCCGTCATTGGGTTCATCAATGGACGAAATCGCCAAGCAATTGGGCGGTCAATTAATCGAAGAAGCACCGCAATGTAGTCATGGGCACCGTGTTTGGAAGCAAGCCCACGAAGGGGCACCAAAGAATTGGGGCGGGTATTTCTGCACCGAACGCACAAAAGCAACACAGTGCGCGCCGTATTGGTATGTCTTTACAAGCGACGGAAAATGGAAGCCACAAGTATGAGTGACTTTGACCTAAAAAAGATTTACACATCACCTGACGGGCACATTTACAGTTTCAGCGGCTACGGCGGCGTTGAGAATTGTTCCGACTGCGACGACTTCAACCAGGTCAATGAATACGATCGTGATGACGGTTTGGTCGTTTTCTTTTGCAACCGTTGCGAAGATAGGTTGCATTTATGAGTGACTACGTAGAAGTGATCTATCCGAAAGACATGACGGCAAAACTTATGTACAACGGCGAAGTAATTGCCGAATACAAAGTCGCACAATGCGACGGCTGCGCGATCATTGTCAAAATCGACGCGTTTGGTTACAAGGTTGGACAAGCTGGCGAAAAACTTGCCTGGTTGTGTGGTGGTTGTCGGTGAAAATGACATTGACTCACGCCGAACAAATGGTTTGCATGTTGTCTGCGATCAAATGGGAAACCGATACAGGGAAAACAATGTCCAACCCGCAGCGATACCAAAAAGACCTTTCGACTTATGAATACCTGGTTGAAACGGCTGAAGCGATTGGTAGCGAATGGGTCGTTGCAAAATACTTCGATCTTCCGTTTGACCCTTATCAGCAAAAGTTTAAGGGCACTGCTGATGTTGGCAATGGGATAGAGGTGCGCTGGACGAAATACGTGGCAGGGCAGCTAATCGTTCATGAATACGATCGTCCCAATGACATCGCCGTACTTGTGACAGGTCAAGCACCGCACTACTTCATAGCTGGTTGGATACCCATTGCAATGGCACAACGTCCCAAATACCGACATTCTAAGCAACCAAATTGGTGGGTTACTCAAATCAATCTTCAACCGATCGAGAATTTAAGGAAATCAAACTATGGACAAAGTGCAATTTGAATGCCGAAAATGCAAGAAAATCACGGTTCAGCTGATTCACAAAATAACGGACAACCTGCCCGACGGTGTGGAAGTGATTCAATGCACCAAATGCGAAGTTATGGGAATTGCACAGATTGGGGTTTCCAATGCCGATCTATGAGTTTAAATGCACGGTGTGCCAAATCAGTGTTGAAGTGGATAGAAGTATCCACGAAGAACGCCAACCAATCTGCTGCGGTCAAAATATGAGTCGGGTCTACTCAACTTTCGGCATTTCATTTAAGGGTAAAGGCTGGGGTCATCAATGAAAAGTTATCCACAGAAGTTTTCCACAGGTGCAAAAACCCTGTGGGACACGCCCAACGCCAAGCGTGAAGTCATTAAACAGTTGACACAGGCGATACGATTTCTTCGCGAGAAGCGAACCGCCACCGCGGTTAGTTCGCTGAAGCGACGAAAGCGTTTATGGGCGAGTATTGCCATTTTGGCGGTTACTTCGACAACAGGGATACACAAAGCACATTCAGCTGCTTATTCAATCGATCACTTAAAACTCTATGCACATTCAAGGATTCTTGATTACAAGGAATTCCAATGCTTCAACAGAATCATCACCAAGGAATCGCGTTGGTCGTATCAAGCAAAGAACGGTTCGCATTTCGGTTTGGGTCAAATGCGTTCAAAGCATTACCGTGACCTTGACCCATTCAGACAAATTGATGCAACAATCAAATACATCACAATTCGTTATCAAACACCATGCAAGGCATGGGCATTCCACCAGGAACGGAACTACTACTAATGGCAAGTGCATTGAAAGACAATGGCAGCACAAGCCAATGGCGCAAGATTCGTGCGCGTATCCTTCAGCGTGACGGTTACACTTGCCAAGCTTGTGGCATGGAAGGCAATTCAGTCGATCACATAGTGCCACGAAGTGCAGGCGGTGGAGATCATGACTGGAATCTTCAGACTTTATGCACATCATGCAATTCTGCAAAGGGTGGGCG